GCAGGTTCATGGCTATTATGTGCTAAAAACAAAACATCTGCTGACTGTGCAAAGTTAATCGTAGATAACTGTGATGTAGTATATGGCGTAGTAATTTCTATTACTTTACCAGCAGTACCTGCACTGCCATATGTTGTAAACGCAGAACTATTTATACCACTTAACTGAAATGTATTAGTTGTAACACCTGCAACTGTAAACTCTCTGTTGTTTACTTCTGTCATACCTACAACACCAGAAATAAAAACTCTATCTCCATTACTCATGCCATGTGAATTAGACGTTACAACTGCTGGATTAGCTTTAGTAATAGCACTTATTGCTGTAGTTGCTGCTGTGACTAAGCCACCATCTTTATATATTCTAACGTAAAGATTACCAAACTCTAAGACATAGGCTTGTGTATCACTAAACTCAAAATTAATTAATCTTACCTGACCACCATCTTTTGTGGTTCCTGCGTAATATGTACCAGGTCTTCTTGTCACTCCACCTTGAGGAAAGACAATCATATTGTTTAAATCTTTTACGGCTTCATTATATTTCTGTAAGTCTATTCTACCTTCTAGCCTAGGAGATATTTCACCTGCTCTAAAGTTGGTGATAATAGACGATACTCTAGCCATATTAGAACCTTGCGTTAGTGTAAGTATCTGCCTGTAATTGCTCTGGATAACCCTCTAGTGCATCCATACTTCTAGCTTCACTTAGCCTTGCTTGATATAAAGAATACATAGATTGAGCTAAAGCATTACTACCTGTAATTGCGTAAGCCGTTTCTGCTGCAAGCTTGTGTGCAATCGTACTACTTAACAAAGGATCAAACTGTTCTGTGTCTGTTACTCTACCTATATAAATAATAGAACAAGTACCTTCATTAGATAATACTTTCCTACCCTCTATCTTAAACATTACATTACTGTCATATGCAGCAACATCATTGTTTACGTTAGAGTTCCAAAAAGAAACAACCCTTAAACAATAAGGGTCTGTAGGTAATGTAAATTGACTAGAAAATCCAAAAGCAGGTGCATCAGTATCTTTAGCTAATGATGATCTTGATATAGCTACGTTCCAAGTATGTGCCCTTAAAACTGCATCTCTTACTGTTTCAAATCTTCTATTACAAAGTCGTGCTTCTTTAGAGTTTTCAGTTAATGCAGTAATTGTTGCTGCACCAAGTAAATCCATAGCTTCGTTACAAATATCTACAACTGACGGCATTTTAAACTCCTAATAATAAGGAGCAGCTTTCACTGCTCCCTATAATAATTTAGTTTACAACATAGTTGATGATAAAAGCCATATCACCAGCAGTACCACCAGCAGCAGTCATTGTAGCTGCAATATAGTAGAAACCACCTGGATCGGAACTATCACCAGCTAATTGATATAACTGCTGCCCTGTTGTGTTTAGATTAGCAGCTTCATAGCGAACTTCTGCTATTGCTGCTTCATCTGCTACAGCCGTTGCAAAAGCATCTGCATCTTTTACAACACCTGCTGATGTGTAGATACCAACATTAAATGCACAACTGCCACCTAGAGCATCTGAGCCAATTTGCACTGACATTATAGACGCATTAGATGGAATTGGAGCAAGCATAACAATGTCACCTGATGCTGAGTCACCTGTACCCAACTCAATGTTACCTGATGCTACTCTTACAACACCATGCAAGTTATGAGCAGCGTTAGCAACTGTAGGACTAGCTTCAAAGTTAGCTACGAGATCTGAGTTTTTAGTAGTCATAATCTATCTCCCTTACGCTGATTCATCACAATCGATTTGCACAATCTTAGATTCTTCCATGCGTGTAGCTCCAACACTCATGCAATAATAAACTTGAGTAGCATAACCTTTGTCTGCTCTCTCGTCTATTCTTGCTGATACGTCTTTGCCTATGCCTAGAGCAATCCCATCCTCTGCCCATGCAAAGCATGAACGGATGTTTGATGCAACCGATAGTCTGTTTGTTACAATAAATTTGAAACCCATAAAAGTATCAACGTCACCCTGAACAAGAGCCTTGACTGTATTAAAGTCAGAACTTGTTACTGAGGTATCGCCAAGTAAGGCTTCAACCTGATTAGGACCAACTGCAATATATCTTGGTATTGATGGGTCAACGTCAGCTAAATCTAAAATCTTTTTAGCTTCCCTTAACTTAGCAACAGACATATCTGCACTACCATTTGCAATCTGATTGTCAGATGAAAAAGCAGTAGATGTTGAACCTGTTTCGCCTGTAAAAGCTGTTCCAAGTGCAGCAGAAATGATAACATCATCCATAGCTCTACCCATTGCAGCAGCAGCTGCTTGTGCATAACTTGATGTTGGATCAATTAACATTCTGACTTTATCTTGGTCATCAATTAAATCGGCGTATTCATAGTCAGCTAAACTCACTCTACGTCTTGCGTGAGGTGTGTCTATCTGTGGAGTGTCGGCATGTCGACTGCTACGCAACTGAGCTGTAGCAACACCTACCTGGTCGAAAAAAGCATTTTTCCCTGTAATATTCTCCACACGGACTGTGTCTCTTAGACGGCTTCCCATCTGTTGAGACAGCATCTGTACGTTAGCAGAATACTGTTGGACAAATGCTGTAGTTACTGATGTTGACATTTAAGTCTCCTAAGTAAAAGTTACATTTGATTTATTTACAGTGTGCTACCCTTTACGGACACTCCTAGAATTTTTAGCCGACTTTAGGCTATCGTCTATCCGATTGTCTTGAGGACTTGTTGCCAAGCTACCCTGCATAACCCATTTGTAATATATATCAGCTTGTTTCTCTGGATGCAACAAATCTCTTTGCGTTCCAAATTCTACAGCAAACCTTAAACATTCCAAACGAATCCCTTGTTGGTGCATTATATCATTATCCATGTATATAACCCATCAATTCTTGCATACGCTCAACAGCACGCTGTCTACCTATAGGATCTTTCCTATTCCAGTAGGCGTGTGTTTTGTCGTTCATTATAGTATCAACTTCTTGTTGTGCCATTTGTGGTGTGTAAGCTCTGTTAGAAGCATTGTCACTAACAGTATCTTCACTTGTTACAGTAGATTTAAAATCTCCCATAGCAGCAAATGCCTTAATAAAAGCAGGATGATTACCAACTAAAGTACCATCATCTAGTTTCATTTGCAGTAAATCTGCACCACCAAACTGCTCAACAATATCTTTTGCAGCTGTTACCTTTTGTTCAAAAGCTGATCCCCATTCTTTCTGAAGTTCTGCTGCTGTTTGTTCAGCTTGCTTTTCTGCTTGCTCTGCTAAACCTTCACTTGTTTGTTGCACTGTGCTTTTGTAATAATCCAATACACCTTGTGCTTGTTGTGGTGTAAGCCTTAGATTATGTGCAATATCTGCATATGCACTAGCAACTTCTTCAGTTATAACATTCCCATCAACAGGTAACTCGTAACCTTGTGGTGTTTCTGGTCTGCCTAACTTACTGTAAATGTTATCTAAATCTTCTTCTGTAGGATTCTTTGGCAACGGAACCTTATCGCTACCTATTAATCTCTGTGCATTTACATAACTCCTAGCTAAATTACTAACGTCTTTTATTGGCGATAGACTAGGATGCTCCCTTAATTCTTCTGGTATCATTTCCATGAAACTGTTACCAGACCCACCTTGTGCAACTTCAGCTGGAGTCTCCATAACTGTAGGTTGTACTGGTTCGGCTACCTGTTCAGCAACTTGTTCTGACATATTTACTCCTCTTTCATCATGTTATATATGTGTAGTATGACTGCCCTTTTACCTTCTTCAAAGGCTGTAGCATTGGCATCTCCAGCTACATAACTTGAAGCACGCCAGTTACAACGTATCTCCAAATCCTCTAACACCTTTTTACCAGCGTTATCCCCAAAAGCATCTTTATACATTACCTTGAGTTGTGCTATTTGCTCACTCATTTGCACCCACCATTCTTACAGCTTGTGCAGCCTGACCTACTGTAGCAACATCTTCTTGCTCCATTTGTCTCTCCATCTGCTCTTGTTGCATCATTGCTCTTTGTTCTCTTTCTTCATCAACGACTGACTGTGGCTTTAATACTTTCTTTGGCACACCTAAAGCATCAGTTAAATAAGTAACCAATCCATCAGGGTCAATGTGATCTCCTACTGGTAGCTGTTGTGACAACGGCATCAATATTTCTAATGCTCTCATCACACCATTTACAGAGCTAGACTTCTGTGCTCTTGCAAGTGGTGATACATATTCTATATCTACGTCAATGCCTTGTAAAATCTCTGGTGGTCTTGCAAGCATGTCAGCACGCAGCATCAAAGCAAACGCTCTGTCAATCAAAGGTCTTAGCATTTCATTCATTAATCTACCAAGAACAGGACCTATAACTCTCATACGTTCTTCTTGTCTCTGTATTACTTCTGTAGCTGTCATATTAGGTTGGCTACCACTAAGTAATTGGTCAACGAAGAAAGCAGAACGTATTGCTAATCTTCGCTGTTCTTCCATATTTAATCCGATAGGTATATTCGCACCAGTTTGTAATGGTGTTATTGTGTCTCTTGAACCTGATCTGTAAAAGTTGAGACCTCCAGGCTGGGTCCTAATGGGGAGCAAGAACCCATCATCTGGCACTAATAGTGGAGGATCTATCATCTTCTGTGCTGCTTGTATGATTGTTTTAGACATTAGATTTATCATCTTTACATCAGGCAACGCAACCATAGCTGGAGATCTCCCCATAACTTCCCCAGTTGCCTTAAGGAAGCGTGGAACAACGTAAGGCAGTTCTTGGAATCCACTCTCTGCCAATATCATTTTTGTTTCCATGCAAATATACATAGAAGCATATGGCATGTTTAAGTTATTTTGTTTTGTTGGATCTCTCTCTACTCTTGGCATAACTGCATGTAGTATTGTTACATTCTCGTCTGGCTTCTTTTCAAACGTCTTAGCTATAAACGCACCAACATTATCAATGCCAAACCTTTGCACAGCTTGCCTTGCAGGTATCTCATACTTTCTAAATACAGTATCAACAATACCATATTGATCTTCTGTTACATAAAACTCTGATATATGTCTTGTACTAAAACGTAATGTCTTGTCATCCATCTCAACAAACATACACCCAGTACCAAAGACAACTAAGTCAACATACATCTCATGTACTTCTGTTTCAAAATTAGACATAGTAAAAGCACGCATCATTCTTTGTGATGAATCTTCTAACCACCTCTGTACTTCTTCATCTCTGCCTAGTTCTTCGTCTTTCATTGTCAAATGAAACCAAGGTGTAGCACCTGATGTAAGCATACCATGTAAACTAGATGATAATAAATCTACTGATTGCAGAGCTGTACCATCAAAGATAAGCTCCATTCTTTTTTCACCACGACTTCTTTTCTTAACTATGTCTGCTTTTCTTGGCAACATATAGTCAGCTAACTCCTGGTAATGATTGTTCCAGTTGTCTCTTTGACCTTCAACGTGTTGAAATCTAGCAACTATATCCTTGACATTCATCATAAGCTTATCCTAACAAAGTTGGTGTGCCACCTGTTCCACTCATACTGGTAGATGTTTCGCCTAAAGATCCAGCAACAATCGTACTACCACGACCTCTACGTTTTTTTCTTTCTGTTGTTTCAGCTTCAGCAGATAACGCAGCAGCCTTTTCATAATCAGCTTTAGCAGGTTCTTCTGGTACTGGTGGTGGTGGTGGAACATATACTTTAGGTTTAAGAAATGACATTGTTATCTCCTACGTTACTGATCTTTTTGATGCTGGTCTAGTTGTTACACCATAGCCTTCCATGATTGTACCACCTTGTCCTGATCTCTTACCTCTAGTCGCATACCTAGTTGTAATAGTTGGCTCATCTTCAACAACTTCAGGAGTTACTTCAGGGGTTATTTCAGGAGCAGATGGTTGTCTGTAATCATATTTATCTGTACCTGTTACAGTTTCTTTAACTTCTCTAATAAGTTTTTTTGTTGGTCTTTCTAAAGGCTCTATCAAAGTTTTATCAACAGCCTTTACAGCCTTTCTTGCAATCTTTTTGATTGGTCTTATTACTGCACCCATTTTAACTTCCTTTCCATGTATGCCATCCTATTTTCTTATTCTCAGGTCGAAACCAAAAAGCTTTTTGATAGCCACTTCTTGTAAAAGCCTTTCTTAAAATAAGAAATCCCATTCTTGTATAACCTTTTTTAGCAATAAAGTCTATAACCCAAACATTTTTGCCACCACCCTTGTAAGCATCTACAGGAAACTTTGAGTTTTTTACATAGGATTTAACTTGTTTCTCGCTAGGAAATCCCCATGTAGCAAACACTAACGGCTCATGTATAACGCTTCTAATAATCTTATACTGCCTAATTCCTAAAGGTCTTTCAATATATTTCTGTATAAGCTTATCATCCCACCAATTATGAAACTCACTTTGTTTCACCATCTCCATAGCATCACGATAGTCCTGTGAATACCTCATAGCGTAAATGGATTGTACTCATTGACTGCCACAGACTGTGGTGCTTTTGTCATCTTAGTACGATTCTCCAACCCTAAAGCTAAATATCTAAACGCATCTGCACTGTGACTTGTAAAGTCATGTCTTGGTTGATCCCTAAACATCCTCTTTCGGTCATCCCATTCCTGTCTGTATTGTCTTAGCATCTCAAGACCTTCATTGCATTTCTCTCTATCAAAATAACATTTAGGTATAAGCATCCTTGCAGCATTAATACCATCAGCAATCTTCATCTTAGGTATTACCTTAA